TGCTCCAGATTGTGTAGTGCATGATGAAGATATTGCTGAATCTCTAGAAGCAAAACGTTCTTATGTCGTAGGTAATTCTTACGGAGAAGGTTCTTCTTTAACTGGAGAAAGCTACAAAGATAATCCATATTCAACAGGTTTTGGACAAACACAAATCTTTAGAACTGAGTTTGGTATGACCAATACAGCTAGAGCTACAGCTCTTAAGTATGAACCAAATGAATGGGCTAGAACCTGGAGAGAAAAACTAATTGAACACAAGTGGGAAATTGAACACGCTGGTTTATTTAGTACTCAAGCTTCAGTAGATAGTGTAGCTCATACACAAGGTGCTATTGATTATGTCCTTAACTATGGTAACATTTTTGACTTAACACTTGCAACTAAGACAATTGATGACTTCTTGCAAGATATGTCTCGTTATCAAGACCCAAGATACAACCAAGACCAAGCTACAGTTTACATGTGTAGTACTGCAGTTTACACTTGGTTCCACAAAATTGGTGGGTTCTTTAAGAACAATATTGGAATTGGTCAAACTAATGCTGGTGCTTCAAATGCTGGAAATCAAGCATTATTTGGCGCAGACCTAGCCATTACAGGTAGAAAGAAAGTAATGGGACTAGATGTAACTGAAGTCAGTACTGTTTATGGTAGCATGAATCTTGCAAGATGTGTTGCTTTAGATAGTACCGATGTTAAGATTCTAGCGTTAAACATGAACAACGTAGCTTACAGACCATTAGTTGGTAATGGAGTTAATAGAGATACTGCGGTATACGTAGGAGTTCAAAATCTTGAAAACACAGGTGTTGACAAGAGAGTAGACATCATATTAACAGAAGCTGGTTTTGAATTTATGATGCCAGAATCACACGCTATTTGGAAATAATAGCTAAATTGTAGATGGTCCCCTGAGGTTCTTTACCTCCTTTCTCCCTTGGGGGATTCATCTGCGTTAGGATATAATTATGAAATTGTGGGAAAAAGTAAATAATATTACTGGGAATAACTCAAAAGCAAGATTTTTAATTGAGTATATTAATGCTGGTTCTAAGTTTCTTATGTCATCATTGCCTGAAAAATGGTTATGGACTATTGCTACTGAAACTGAAATAAGTGGATGGAGTAGCGCAGGAGTAAGTTTGATAGGTGCTGGTTCTGATGTAGCATATGATAAGATATTAGCAGTTTATAGATACCAAGGTACTAAACGTAGAATAGCTAAAGAAATACCAGATAAATTTATACACTCAACTGATGAATCTGATAGTCTTTCATTGCCAACAAAAATGTTTCCAGTTTTTTATAAACTAAATGGTAAGATATTTATTAAACCAGACCCTGATTATAATTTATCAAGTTCACAACAAACTTACACACCAGTAGGGGGTAGCTCTACAAATGTAGGAGCTTCAAGCGGAGACAAAGGAGTAGTAGTTTATTCAGCACCCCCAATTATTGATGAAAATACCGAAAATTGGGTATTATCAGAATATGAAAATGTTACATTACATTATGCAGCTTCACTAGATATGTTAAGACTAGCTAGTGTATCTGATGCTGAAAAAATATTAGAAGGTGGTTATGCTAGTGTAGATGCTACAAGCAAAACAAGTTTAAGTGCTATACACTGGTTAGAAGATGAAGACCCTGAAATGGCTAATGCAGTTATTCAAGTATCTCAGGGAGATTTAAGTTTGGCTAATCAAAGATTACAACAAGCACTTGCATTTTATCAAAGAGCAGTTGCTGAATTACGTTCTATAACTGGAGCATTAGCAGTTCCTGAACAACAACAACAATCACAACGTAAAGAACAAGGAATGACCACATAATGAAAATTTTAGAAGTAATGGAACGAGCAAATACACGTGATACTAATCTAGTAATTGCGTATATTAAAGATGCAATATTAGAAATACAATCTAACAATGAATTAGATACTGATGTTAGCAAACAAAACATTGTAGAAAATACAAGAGATTACACGCTACCAGCAGGTATGATTGCATTAAAAAGTGTTAGTATATTAGATACTGAAGATGATAATAAATATAAAGCAATTAGAAGATTGCAACATGACCCATTAGTTACTGAGGATACAAACCCATGAGCTACGATACAGATAGAACATATGTTTACATATACAGTGGTAAAAAAATTAGACTATATAAAATAGTACGTAGTTCTGGTAGAATTATTGATAATCAAGGTAGAGTAACTGGTGGATTATTAGATGAAATTATATATCCAGATGAAAGTATTACAAATGGATTACGTATTGAGTTTACAAAGATAGTAGAACCTTTTGTTGTAGAAGACCCAGAAACAACCTCTTCGCTAACAGAAGATAGTAACCCTAGTGAATCATCACACTTAAATTTAAATAGAGTATTATCACTTGCTGTGGTTTGTTACGTAAAAGCACAATTAGCTGAGCGTATGGGTAATATGCAATTAAAAGAATACTATATGAAAGAATTTTATAAGAAAGTAGCAGATAACGAAAGTAATAAAAATAAAGTATTTATGGCTAGTCCAATAAAAACTTTTGCAGTTAAATAATAGGAGAAGAACATGGCAAACCCAAAAGGCATAAATGATTATATGATACAAGAAAGTGTTGCACCATATATTAGCGCAGTTGTAGCAACAACTAATGAGCAAGATACATGTAGAGCAATATACGTAAAAGTCGCTGGTAATTACGATTTAACAGTAAACGGCGTAGATGTAACATTTACAGGATTGTTAGCTGGACATATATATAAGATTGCAGCTAGTAAATCAAGTTCAGCAAATGTAATATTTTTATATTAGGAGTAGAAAATGATTTCAGCTAATCAATATCAAGATATAGAATTGCAACAAAATGCAGATTTTACTAATGTAATAACATTAGATAGTTCGCATACTATGACTAGTAATATGAAGTATGCAGCTGTTATTGTAAAAGATTATAATCATAGCTCATTTACTGGACCAGGTAAGAGTCAAGGTACTGATGGAACAGCAGCTTCTAATGATGTTTGGGCATCAGGAAGTCAAAATGAAGTACACTTTGATGTAGTTGCTGATAGAAGTTCTGGTACAATAACTCTTACATTACCAGCTGAAGCTATACAATATTTTGATGATAATTTTACAGGTTACTGGGATTTAGTAGAAAAAGATGACCAAGCACAAGACGCTTGGGTAAGGCACATACAAGGAGATGTAGTAATTTCTAAGGGTGCAACTAAGTTAACACATACATTTACAGCATCAGTAGCATAATGGGTATAACAGCAAAAGTAACTACAAATCCAGAAGTAAAAACTTCATTACAAAATAATAGTGTATCAAAAACTGTAGGCATTCAAAGAGCAAGTAAAGTTCAAGATAGCTTTAGTATTGATGCAAGTGAAATACCTGTAAGTTTAGATAATAGTACTGCTACAAATGTAAGAGATGCTTTGAATGGAGTAGCTACATTAGATGCTACACAAACTTATACTAATAAAACAATTGATGCTGATAATAATACTATTTCTAATTTAGAAGTAGATAACATAAAAGGAGCAACACTAGTTGTTGAAAGTGAAGGAATTTCTTCAAATGATAATGATGCAACATTACCAACTTCAGCAGCAGTAAAAGATTTTGCAGAAACGAGGGGAATAGACGGAGGAGCATTTTAACGTCAATAGGAGAAAATAATGGCAAATGTAATACAAATCAAACGTAATTCTCATTCAAGTACTTCGGCACCAAGTACTTCGAATATTACGTATGGTGAATTAGGATATAATAACAATAATGGTGCTGGTGGTAAACTTTACATAGGTGGTAAAGCTTCAGATGGTTCTGCTCAAGTAGAAGATATACAAGCAAATATTATTGCTGCAATACCAAAAGCTGATGATGATGGTAGTACATTTGGTGTAGCGGCGTTTGATAATGCTGATTTTGATGCAACAAATGGTGTAGTTAGCTTAGCTACAACATCCACAGCTGCTGAATTAAATATACTAGATGGTGCTACATTAGATACTACTGAATTAAATAAACTAGATGGAGTTACTGCTACTACAGCTGAACTTAATTATGTTGATACAACAGCTGGTACTGCAGTAGCAAGTAAAGCTCTTGTAGTAGATTCAAATAAAGATATTACTGGAATTAGAAACGTAACTACAACTGGCAATGTTGCCGTAGGTGGTGATTTAACTGTAAGTGGAACAACTACAACAGTAAATTCTACTGTAGTTGAAGTAGGAGATATAGCTATAGCACTAGCTAAAGATAATTCTGGAGATGTTTCAGATATAGGATTTTATGGTAAATATGTATCTTCTGGAACAAAATATGCTGGATTATTTAGAGATGCAACAGATGGTGTTTTTAAATTTTATGATAGTTTAACATTAGAACCAAATGAAGGGACTGGAGTAGTTAGTGTTGGTTCTAATGGTTATTCATTGGGAGATTTAAGTACAAATCTTGTATCTTCTAATATTGATTGCGGTACATTCTAAGGAGTTAGATGTCAAATACGATTAAAATAAAAAGAGGTACTAACCTCTCAAATGCTGGTACACCAGCTGCGGGTGAGTTAATATATAAAACTGACACTAATGCATTATATGTTGGTGATGGTTCTACTGCAGCTACTGGTTTAACACCTATTGGTGGTAGTGCTACAATTAACAATTCAAACTGGTCTGGTACTGATTTAGCAATAGCTAATGGTGGTACTGGAGCATCTAGTGCTAGTGGTGCAAGAAGTAATTTAGGATTAGGTAGTTTAGCAACAGCAGATAATATAGCTGCAAGTTCAGTTACAAGTGGAGAACTTGCTACTGCTAGAGTAAATTGGGATAGCACAGACAAAACAGTAAGATGGGATAATGGTAGAGGTTATCATGGTAATCCAAGAAGTGTTTCTATGGGATATTCTGGTGGTAACTATGGACAGCTTGGATACAATATAGAATTTACTACAACTTCAAATCAACATACTTATTCATTTAATGATATTGCTACAAGAGTAGATTTGTATGATGGAATAGTAGTTTATACAAGTGTTAGTGGTGGTACTGCTGGTAGTACTATTTCTTGGACTGAATTATTAGAGTGTAGAAATAATACATTTACATTTAAAGGAAGTCAAATACCTACTATGGCTAATGGCTCTAATAATAGAGTTATGACATCTAATGATGCTTATAGTATTAACGGAGAAGCTAATCTTACTTTTGACGGAAGTACTTTACAAACTGGAAATAGAATACATATGGATGGTTCATCTCCATTTATACGAATACAAGAAAGTGATGTGACAAATACACCAGAATGGTGGGTTGGTGGAGATGGTGGAAACTTTAGTATTAGATTAAATAATAGTGGTGGTTATCCAATGACTATTAATACAGATAGTGATAATGATGCTGTAGACCATGTTTCTTTTGGTTATAACGTTTCAATACCACAAGGTAGTAGATATACTTGGGGAAATAGTCATACTTACATTACTGAAGATGCTGATGATAGATTAAGATTCTTTGTTGGTGGTGCTGAGTTTATGAGATTTACTGAAAGTAGCTCAGATACAATTCTATTATATCATAACACAGGTATAGGAACTACCACACCCGATACAAGATTAGATGTTACAGCAAGTGGTGTAAATGGAGTGGTAATAAATCAAGATGGAAGTAATGCAGATATATCATCAAGATTATTTTTTAAAGAACAAAATTCTACTATTACATTATATAATATTGGAGATACTTTTAGTTTTAGAACTGGAGCAACAATAAATAGTACAAGTGGAACAGAAAGATTTCAAATTAATTCAAGTGGTAATGTAATTAGTGGTAACGCATCTAATCCTTCTATAGAAATAAGAAATACTGGTTCAAGTGCAGGTAATGGTTCAAGTTTAATATTTGGTCATAATCAAGGTGGTGATACTACGCAAGTAGCAAGAATAGAAAGTCATTTATTAGATGGAAGTTCTAATAGAGCTGGTAATCTAGAGTTTTGGACATCAAGAGCTGGTACTCCAGAACTTGGTATGCAATTACAAAGTAATAATTATTTAAGATTGTATCAACAAGGTGATACAAGTGATTATGCAGAATTTTATGTAACTGATGATAGAGTAAATTATCATAATGCTCATGGTAGTGGACATAAATTTTTTACTGACCATGGAAATATAGACATTGGTCCAATGAATACTGGTGGATGTCACATTTATACAGATAGGACACAATTCTTTTTTAACAAAAGATTAACAATAGGTGTAACAGCTGGAGAAGCTATTGTTCAAGGTTATGGAGATTATGATGTACAAATTAGAAGAGCACAAGGAACTGCTGATAGAATTGTAATAGAAGCAGACCAACATAGTCATTATGTAAATTCAACAAAAAGATTAGAAACAAAATCTGATGGTATTTATGTAAATGGTATTAGTAAAGCAAGTAGTTACTTCCAAGCAGAAAGTCCAGGAACTTTATTAAGATTATACAATAGTAGTTGGGGTAATGCAACTACGCACGATGTTTTATATAATTCTTATTCTAGTAATTTTGGAGATGCTGTATACTTAAAAGCAAGTGGTAATACCACCACTAACCATGGAATTATAGTAGTAGCAGATAGTTATATTTTTATGGGTAGAGATAACCTTACTACTGGTGCTTTGGATAATTCAGCAACTGCACCTATAAGTGATGTATACTGTAGAATAGATACAAGTGGTAATGCATTATTTGATGGTGATGTAGTAGCATTTTCTTCAACTATTGCATCTGATAAAAGATTAAAAGAAAACGTAAAAGATTTAAATTATGGATTAAAGGATGTGTTAAATATCAGACCAGTATCATTTGATTGGAAAGAAAAAAGAAATGCACAACATGATATTGGTGTTATAGCACAAGAGATAGAAAAAATTATACCAGAAGTAGTAGAAGAAGTAGATACATTAAATAGTGAAGATACTCATAAAACTGTAGACTATGCTAAACTTACTTCTGTATTAATAAAAGCAGTACAAGAACAACAACAACAAATAAACGAACTTAAGGAGAAGTTAAATGTCTAAAGTAATAGGTGCAGCAGAAGCTGTAGAATCAACAAAAATGGTTGAAATTAAACACACAAGACTTATGAAGGATGCAGAAGGCAACGATGTAACTGTAGTAGATTATTCTGAAACTATATCAGTAGATGAAGCTATATTACAAGCAGAAGAAAGAAAAGCATCTTTAGAAGCAAGCTTAGCAGATGCAGATAAAGAGCTTGAAGATTTAGAAGCTATTAGAGACGCTGAATAATGATTGGTTATTTAATTAAATTAATTAATCGTATAAAGGGAAGATAGTGGCAGGTCCAGCAGTAGGTACAAGTAATGTAGGAATAAGAGCAATAGGTAGTGCTATTGGTGAAGCTACTAATGTAAACGAAACTTCTAATTTAAGTTTAGCAAGTTTACTTAGTGGTGATAGTCATGGTGGTATACAAAATACTTTTCCTAATAACGATGATAGTGGACCTGCAGATACATTTAATAGGATTGGTGGAACTAATAACCCATTACAAAGTACATCATTGGATAACCCTGGTGCTAGCATTATGAATAATTTAAAGACTGCACCATTTCACATGAGTCATACATTTGGTGGACAACACGCTGACATAGGTGGTGGAGGTGGTCCAATAGGACAACTTTGTATACATGATACTATATTTGTAAATACTCCAGATGGTATGAAAAGTGTTTATGATTTAGATAATGGAGATATTATTTATTCTTATAATTTTGAAACACAAAGTATAGAAGAAGTACCAATATTAAATACGTATTTTGTACCACATAAAAATTTAATTAAAGTTATATATGGTGATTCAGAATATATAATAGTAACAAGAGACCACCCTATATATTTATCAGATGGTTCTATGGCTAGTTATAGACCACAAAGAACAAAAGATTTATATAATTTAGATGCAAGTCAATTACAAATAGGTAATACTATACAAATGATTGATGGTATAAAAACAATAGAAAAATTTGAGTATATGAATGATAAAGATACTACATATACGATATTAACAAAAAACAATAACTTTTATGCAGGGAATGTATTAGTCCATTCAGAACTTGAATAAGTGTTATTTATTGAATAAATTAAAGAACTATTAATAGTAAATAAGGAGAAATAATGGCTAAAGAAAAAGTAGAGCAACAAGAACCATTGAATTTAGAGGATACTCTAAAATCTATTGAAGCTCAAATAGCTGAATTACGTGGTATGTATAACTATATTGCTGGTTTGAAAGAACAAGGATTTAAAGTAATACCACCTCTTCCAAAAGAAGAAAAATAGAGAGGGAGGGGGAGCAATCCCCCTTACTTTAATTATAAATAATAGGGGAATACAATGGAAGTCGGTAAAGACACTAAATTTACATTATCTATAGAAACTGCAATAAGTATAATTGTAACTATTGGTATGATTATAGGTATGTGGTTTACTCTTCAAGCAGATATTGAAGAAGCTAAACTATTACCAGAACCAGAAGTATCACGCATGGAGTATGATTTAAAAGACCAAATGATTCGTGATTCAATATTAAATACTGAAGGCAAAGTAGATAAACTTGAAGAAAAGGTAGATGACATTAAAGAAGATACTAAAATGATTCAAGAAACCCTGATAAACATGAATAATAACTAATGAGGTTTACAGATGAACAACAAATTTATATCATACTTGGTATTAACGCTCTGCTTGTCACTATCTTGGTTGCGCTCACAATCAGTCAACTTAGATAACTTTCAAGAAATACAAGCACTTAATGTGCAAAAATGTGCAGTAATTCAAGTAAACGCATCTTGGAATTTTAAAAATAGAGTAAAGATAGAAAAACTTGCAGACTTGTGTTATGTAGGCGAAATAGATTTAAGTAATAAACAAATTGGTGCAGTAATACAAAAAGAATGGAATATAAAGGTTGTTCCTACTATTATTGTTTTAAAAGAAGGAAAAGAAATTGAAAGATATGAACCTGGTATTAGTATGAGGTTTGATGAGAAAGAGGTATTTGATAAGATTAAAAAGGAAATTCAATAGGAGATAATATGAATATTGTAGTTAGTAAATTACTTACAAGCCTCTTAAGTGAAAAGATTCTAAAAGCTGTATTATTAAAACTTGGTGATTATTTTATTGCTAAGTCTGATAATAAGTTAGACGATGAAATCTGGGCTGAAGTTAAAAAAGCATTGAAATAGGAGGGCAACATGAACTGTGAATGCGGATGTGGATGCTAGTCAATGCCAAAAAAAGAGTATAAAATACTAGGGTTTCATGGTGGTATACATGATAACTCAGATTCCAAAGATATACGTGATATAGATTTACGTGAAGCTGATGGTGTATCTACACATAAAATAGGTAGACTAGTAGGATTAGGAAATAAAGGTAGTGCTATTACAAGTGGTGCTACCGCTGATGTTGAGCCTGGATATGGATTACATTATTTTTCTTCTGATTACGACCATGGTAGTGCTAATAACCCAGATGATTATTTAGCTGTATATGACAAAGCGAACACTAAAGTTCGTTTTTATTATAGAGATAAAGATGGTTCTAGTCCTAGTTTTTTGTCTGATGAAGTAACCTTTGGTGGTGCTATAAAACCTAATTATTATTATGGTGATGGTTTATTACGTATTGGAGATGCTTCTTTTAGTCAAAATAGTAAATGGTTTGGATATATAGACCAATCACTATTCTGGACTGATGATAGGGGTAATACTGCAAATTTACATGATATAACTAAGTGGGATAGCGGCAATCAAAAACTTCGTAAACTTGATGCTTTATCAGGAGCAACTATGAAATTAGTAGATATGGAAAGCGCTAGTCCCGATGCTTCTACTATTAGTTCACAAAAAGGTAGTCTAATTTTAGGGTATAAAACTACTGAAGGTGGAGAATGGAATGGAAACTTTACCTTTGGTGCTACAGCAATTTACCAAGGTAATCAAGAAGGAGAAATATCAATATTCTATAGCGACTTTGTAAATAGAATAGAAGAGTCTATACCTTTGTATAACGAGCAAATTTCTTTTCAAGTATTTATAGGAGCAGGAACTGCTGGTTCTAAACCAACATCTTTGTCTGGTGATAATGTATTTGGAGATAATCGTTTAATTGGATTGAACTTTTACTTCAAAGAACAAGCAGATGATGATTGGATATTTTTAATGCATACAGATTTAAGAGAAGGTGGTAAACATTTTTGGGATATATACGACCCACAAAACGAAACTACCCATGGTAAATGGATAGGTGATAGCGCTGAACAAAACGTTACGCCAAAGT